ATTAAATAAATTGCTGACTTTCACATCTGTTACAGATTGTACACCTGTGATGTTTGCTAAGCATAGGTATATGTCTGTCTTATATAGTGCACTAGAAAAACTTAAATTATCAGTAGTATATTTTTTCTGAAGTGCCTTTATACATCTGAACAATACAGCGTTAGAATTAGCACCAGGTAGTACAGTTATCTCAAAATCAATACCTACGTTAACAATATATCCATCTTTTATATTTATCGCGTCTGTTAACATTCTATACTGGGATAAATATGTTCTCAAGTTTTCTTTTGCTGCGGTAGGGAGTGTAGTTAATTGCTTATTAGCGTTATATGCTAATACATACATGTTTACTGCCAATGGATTAGTTACTGACTCTTCTGATGCAAGCATTTGCTCATCTGATGCTACGTAAGCTTTTGCTACTGTTCCAAACTTAGATGGCATACTCATAGCTCGTATTACGTAGTCTTCACGCGTTACCATTCTGTTTTGTGTCGCATAATACCCTAGAGCGTTTTGCCGAACATTCTCAAGAGCCTCTGCTCCCATACCACCTGTAGCAGCTTCGGGATTAAGTACAGCAATTGAATTTTCAACTACAGTACGGGGTCCGCTAATTAATGTTTTAGTACGATCAAATACAACTGTATTACTCACTATGTTTTTTATACTATTACTACTCACATTAGCAGCTAACCCATACCCTACTGTATAGGTTATAGTCAATGTTGTGTTAGATGGGGCTTGACCATAAGTATCTGTATAAAGGAAGTTGGATGGATCAAAAGCTTTGTCTAAATTAGATATCCCACCTGGTAGCGTTGAGCCAATGTTTTCAGGGTTAGGAATTATTACCTCGTCATCTTTACCTGCAATACCAGAACCAAACCGCAGCTCTACCTTATTATCAGGAGTGATTCTAGTTATGTACCGCCTTTTGGTTGTCCTTAATCTTAGTATATACGGTGAATCTTTAACACCTGCAGCCCTAGTAGGGTCATTCGCTATATCGTTTACAGATTCATCAAACACTGTTGATTGTGCTAAAAAAGGCACTTCCGTCCAAGGCATACCATCGCTGTCTGTCATTGAATCAATACTTTGAATATTTGTATCATTAACAACGAATGTTGGATACTCTTTTGCACCTCCTACAGGGATTGTTGTAAGTTTCTGATTGCCGCTTAATGCGTTTACATTTTTAGTGAATAAGTAATACTCAGGTCTTCCTGTGTCAGCGTTTGAGTTGTATACGGTTATATCTGTTGGATCAACAGAACTTGAGAAGTTAAAGTTAACCTCCTTTATTGTTCTAAATTTTGTACCTGTAACTGTTGACAGTAACATGCCAGTTTCAACTCTAGGAGCATAATCAAAATCCGGCTTGATATCTGCACCTGTACCTGTTGCTGGTATTAAACAATGTACCTGAATTTTTGCGGTTGCAGGTGATGCTAATTTTGGTTTATATCCAAATGCTTGAGCTATAGAGTATATATTTTTTTTCTCTGTTGCTCTTAACAACATAGTCTCTTTCATTGCATAGTCTGTATAGTATGATAACACATCACCTACATACGATGCCATCTCTATGAACATTGTAGATGGTGAAGCTTCAGTAAAGTCTTTTACAGTTGATGGGAAGTAATTTTTTGCATACTCTATTAGGTTACTCTTAATTCCAGAGAAATCCTTGTGAGTATATCTTACGTCTCGTATATTATTTGAATTATTATATGCCATTACACTTTCACCGCTAAATTTAAAGTATCATCAGCTGGCCAACCTTGCACAGAGTATGTTACTTGTATTAATACTTGATTTTTTTCAGGTGTAGATGTTACATTAACATTACCTAATGTTACGAACGGTATCCACCTCTCCATGGCGTTTTTTATAGCAGCGCGTGCTGCTACAGCAAGTTCGTCATCATATAGTTGCTCGAATAATAGTTGATATAAATCGCACCCGAACTCTGGTTGCATTGGACGTTCACCTTTCATAGTTAATATTAAATTCCGTAAATTATCCTTAACTTGACCAGCTGTATTATAATTTTTACTCCACCCGCCCACATTCAATGGAAACCCTATACCTATTACAGTATTAGGATTAATATCATTTGGGTATATTTTGGGTACTAGTCTCGCCATATCTTACTTTACAATCTTCTTCATTAGTGCACTATAATCACGTGTCAATGCTTTAGTTACAGAAGGATCTACTTTATCTGCAGATACTACTTGTCCGTTATGCCCTATCAATGCAGTAGAAGCCGCTCCTGACCCATCTTGCATTGCTGCGAAACCAGCTCTTGCATCTACACCATCAAATGTTCCCATTGTTGGATATGCTTCTGTTTCTGTCTGTGTTAACGCTTCTGACAGTGTTAACTTATTATTACTGGTTGATTTTTTTTCTGTTAGTAAATTTCTTACTTCTCGTTGTACTTCTTCTCGTACAATTTTTCTAATTACAGCTGCTAATTTGCTTGTTTTCATGTTGTTAATCTCCACACCTATGGTATATATAATAAATATACAGTTATGTTATTTTTGCTTTAATGCATCCAACTTTGTTTTAATACTCATTACCGATGACTCTATAGTCATGGCGTTTTGAAAGGATGATGCAAAGCTACCTGCTTGAACACTTAGTAGTGTTGATCCTACACCGGGTACGGGGAATGTTTGCTGTGCACTAGCTATTGCCTGTGACTTTACCTCACCTGCTAAAGACTTCACTTGCTCTACTAGATCTGATAATGTGTCTAACACAGTATCAACATCGTGTACCCAAACTTGTGTACATAGTGCTATTGTTTTTTTAGATGATAGTATAATATCAGCTGAACGTGAGCCTATAATAATTCTATCGCTATACAGTATCACTTGACCTGATCCGAATTTATCTCTTGAGCTCTGTAATGTTGCAGGGATGTCAGACTGTAGTGGTATCTCTATATGTTGATCCGATGTCAACCATATACCAGCAGAATCTGTTTCGAAATCTTCCTGGGGTAGATATCCGTTTCGCAATATTGTTATAGGCGAGACTGAGTTTGTTGAACTAATCCACGGTACATCTGTAGTAGGATTTGATGCTGTAAATCTCAAGCTCTGACCAAATCGACCTTGAGTTACAACATCCCCTTCATAGAGATCTAGCGATCTTGCTGATCGTGGGAGAGGTACAAAAGTATTACCTGTATATGGGTCAGAAGTACCTTTTATATATGTAATATTATTTGCATTAAGTAGGTGATTTACCATTCCACGTTCAGATGTAATCCCTGTGTAAAACCAATCACCTGTTACACTATCTTTAATGCAATGTATCTTCTCATTAGGTAATGGTATTGTAAACATGTGAGGGTTCATAGGTGACACCGTTGTTGTCAGCATTCTTCCTTGATCAGTCTTTATTGTTACCTGTACATCACCAACTCCTCTATAATCAGAGGTGTTACCAGCTAATACTTGTACCACACTAGCTATAGCGTGCTCCATATTAGTGAACGATGTCTGTCGATTTGTAGATGGTGTAGTACCTATACTAAGATTAACTAACTCAGGGCTGTCAGAATATTTTGACATTACTTTGACACTCCTACGCGACCTACCTCAGCAATCAACTGTTCCTTCTCAGCGTCTGTTAATATTATACCTCCATCACTTCCACCGGGACGTAAATAAGCTTTCTGTACTATAGCTGCCATCTTAATTAACGCTTCGTCATTCTTTACAGCTATTTCCATATAGTCTTTAATGAGGGGTACTATTATTACAGCATCGCCAATATTTTTAATCATAGGCTTTAGCTCTGTTATAAGTATTTGAATTTGTGTCTCTTTACGTGTTGAATTTGTGTAGATATCTCTCAACAGACTTTCAAATGTTTTTCCCTCAAATATTTCTTCTTGTTTTTCTTCACTCATAGTATTCTCCGTATATATAAATATACAAAAACAAAAAAGCGCCTGGTATTAGCAGGCGCTTTCCTTATTTATTGTTAGTTAACTATTTCTTCACAAAGAATGATGTGATGATAACTAGCACAATCAACCCTACAAATCCACCATTTCCTAGTGCATTTACGAGAGCTGATAAGTTAGCTACAACATCCATTCCAAATACTGTACCACCTGTTAAGACGGTCCATAGAATTGATACTGGGAGTACTGCCATCAAAATTGATAGTAGTCCACCTAGAAATCCTGTTACGTATTTAATTATCGAATCCATTTGTTTCCTTTTATTTTTATTATCTTGTGGCAATATTGCCGTGAGAGCATCGAGCGGTTAATAATTACTAGAACTTAAGACCAAACCCTAATGTAAGGTTTGTTGTCTTGGTCCCTATATTATAAACTACTTTTGGATCTACAAATACATGATCATGTATTGTAAACATTTTACCTAAACCTAGCGCTAAATCATCAACGCTTATTCCATCTGTTGCCACATATGCAAAATACCCTTTGAAGAAGTACCTTGCATGTAAGTTGATACTTAAATCAACGGTAGAGTCTGCTTGTGTAGAAGTAATAGATGCACCAATCATTAGATTCTCTATTACGCCATACCCTACTGTAGGTGATACTGACCAGTCTGTCCATGCGACATTTGAAATGTCCCCTGTGCCTACATACCAGTCACCTTTTTCTTGTGCGTTAGCTGCGAAAATACCGCATACCAACATCACTGTTGTTAAAATTAAATTTCTCATACTTTTTTTCCCTTGTTGTTAAATGATGCTCTTATCTCTCATTTATAAATGTAACCTTTACCTTTATTGTTTATAACCTTTATTATCATAATATACATATCAACCACACTAGGTAGATCTGTATATAATCCATAACCTTTTGTATTCTACCTTTAGTATATTTACAACACGTGTAATATACTGTGTTTTTACATTGACCATCTCGCGGACCATAATGTAAAGTGCTTTTTTATTGTATGTTTCTATATTCTCACAATTCTTAAATATCTCAAGAACTGCATAGGCAATAGGTATGTCTCGCTTATACCTTATTACTGTATCTATATTATTTTCTATATGCTCTATAAATAGGTGATAGAAATCCTGCACCTCGGAACGATCTGATTCACGTATCACTTCATTAACTATGTTACGTTGTGAATCTATCGCGACGACAGGTGCCTTACCTTTCTTGCGATTGTAGTGCTTGTAGTTATTCTGAATCAAGTAATTTTTAGCTACTATGCTAAAGTAGGAAAAAGCTTTACCTTTCTCCTGTGTATATTTAGGTAGCTTCTCTAATAGGAAAGCAATGACCTCGTGCTGTACATCTTTCGTTGCAGCGTCGAAGTGATAGAACTTATACCTATGTATTAAACTCTCTGCCATCTTAGATAGTGGTTTATGTATATACTCATTAAACACTTTATTGCGTAATGGGTCGCTTACCTCTGAGTTGTATGCTATAATAGCGTTCTCTGTATCTTGTGTAAAGTAAAGCTTGTTCTTTCTAGGACGGCCTCTCTTAGGTCGAGTATCTAAACTTGCACTGAGCTCAGCTTGAATTTTACCTATCTCAATCTGCTCGTAGAATAAATTAACCGGACTACTTCGCATCTGGTGACTCTTGTATATACTTACTACGTAACATATCTATTTCTTGTTTTAAATCTTTAAACACTGCACCTGTTTCATCTTCCGATTCAAACAGCCCTCTACTATCTATGGTTTGCATATTAGCATATGCTTGCTCTATACTGACTAACACATCTGCTAATGTTAATGACACATCTGTTAGCTCTTCATCTACTCGCTCGATCTTGCGCAAGAGATTAACTATAACATATGTGCATACAATTAAAGCAATTGTTACTACTACTAACAACCACACCATTACTTTTTATCCCCAAACAGGTCTTTAAATAGATCTTTTGCAGAGTCGTTTGCACCGCTTATTGTTTTACTATTGTAAGCTTTACGAGCAACTTTCTTAGATGCTTTAATGGATGTACTTGAACTACCTTTCCATCGCTCATACTCTATTTGAGATGCCATATGGTCAGCGTGATGTAATACAATAGGTAGATTAACTCTCATTCTAGACTCAGGTCTAAACGCTATAAAGTACGGCTTGTTAGATTCATCATATAAGCCATCGTGTAGTTTAATGCCCATCATTTCGTTTTGAGTATACGTGATGCCAAACTCTTGAAGTAATAATAAAGATCTATCCGGTACAGCCATAAATGGTATGTCAGGATTAATCTCATATAACTTACCTTGATTCTTTCTGTGCCACTCCGACGGGTTAGGTCTATACATTTCGAATTCGCGGGTACCTACCTTACCTAAGTCGTGGTTAAGTGCAGCGAATATTAACTCTTCTTTGCTATACCCTTCACACTCTGATCCCATTGCTTTCCACATCTCATAATTATCACTGGCGATATTTACCACGCGTAATATGTGATCAACATAACCACCTGCAAAGCAATTATGATAATGCTCGAAGCTGGATGCAGGCATTACCATCATCCTGTCCTGGAAGAAGGTGTAAAGTTCTGTTAGTTTGGTTTTACGATCACCATCGAACTCTGTGTCGATAATGTTAATTAATTCTTGCCAATTGGCAGCTACTTGTTGTTCATCTAAATGCATATGCTATCTCTTTTATCCGAGTAATTGTTTCTTGTTAAATAGTGATGACGCAGTATAATACTGTTCAAGTGTATCTAGCTTATCTCTACCAGATGTTAACTTGTCTAAAGCTTTACTTGCTTCTTCGAGGAAGCGGTTAGAGGTATGTTCACCTATTGCTGCCGCTTTATTAAAGCACATATCTAATGCTAGTAATGCTTCGTTAATCTCTGATTCGCACTCACTCTTAAGCGCTTTATATAATCGTTCTTGATGGGTCATTTATAGTATCCTACTTCTTGTTATAGTACAATATAAGAACATATAAATGATATTCCAACTATTTGATCAGTTTTTGCTGTTTCTTAATCTCTGAGTTAATTTTCTTAATGTCTTTTTTAAACCTAGCGCGCTTGAGCTGTTTCTTTAGCTTACCAATCTCTGCGAAGGCGTCCATTTTTATCTGCTGCTTCTGCTTTTTTGATAGCTTTACTTTAGCTACTTTAGGCTTAATAATAGAAGGCTCCATAGTGCCTTTCAACCCGGGTTGTTCCTTACCTCTATGGTATACGTTACCGTCTTTATCAACATACTCTTTCATAAATGCCCATCCTCTAGGCTTACCAGAGGGCTTATATCCTGTGTTAGCTTCGAATGGAAACTCTTTCTCGAATTGCTCTGATACACAAAGGTAGCATGTGCATGCATATACCTCCGGTCCTACCGGCTGCATTGTTCCGCACCCTCTACACTCCATATATAACTCACCGTCCTTAACTTCGGTGTAATAACTTACCTTATCTTTCTTTGCTTTCATATAAATATATATACTTAGTTTTTATCTAACCGTCACTATTACTATTCATGTTAAATACATAGCTATGTATCTCTACACCATCATGTGTTTTAATACGATGCTCATAGGAGCACTTGTTGGACATAAGTACCCTATCTCTAAACCTATTCAGCGCTTGTAAATTGGAAGAGCTGATTGCTATATACCCATCCAGTATCTCTACTGTTGTAGATGGTTCCTTCTTATACATGGTAGGTGGATGTAACCTTCTACCGTCAGCAGCTTTGTAGATGTATAGATCTATAGTATCATCTGATAATGTAGACAGCCACTTGTAAAACGTAGCGGGATCTTTATACATCTTATGATCTTCTGGATGTAACATATCCCATAACATGTTAGGATCTGTATCTGTAAACGTCTTGACCATATCGTCGAAACGCTGTAAGTCAGTACTACTTAATGTATTAATATAATTTGTTAAGAAGTCAACTGTAGATTGTTCAGGTTGCTGAACCTTAAGAGCCATAGATACACTATCTAACATACTCTTTACAGATGAAGCATCAAATCCATTACTGAAGTCTTTATACTCTTCTTCTGAATATACAAATAGTTTTATATTCGAATCACCAGAGAGTATATCATCAGCTCTTAGTTTATATATATCGTTTCCATCCTTCACTCTATGCTCCATATTGCGCTTGTGTATTTGTAGTCATTTATAAATATCTACTTGCCTGTTAAAATCCTCTGTATATTAATATGTTTCTGGTAAATCTTATTCACGCGAGTCATATCATGTGTGTCGATCTGATTAAGTAGAAGTACTTTATGCTTAATATTAAACATCATCTTCTTATCATCGGTATATTCAGCCTCAGAGAAGTTGTTATAACCTTTACTGTTGTTAATGTTCCCCTTTATAAGGGATACTACAGATTCAAACTTTTGTATATACTCATGTATCTTATCTAGATTATCTACCGGTGCAAATGCAGCGAGTATGTTATCTATAGCACTTGCAGCATCCGGATTACGTTCACCAAGTTCACGTAATGCCTCAGCTTGCTCTTGCTGTTTTAATAATTTATCTGACATATATTTCTGTTTGTCTTTATCCATAGTATCCCCTAATAATCTATTATATTATTTATTAATAATTTAATAATTTTTTTTTATTACTTTTATTATCATTATTACTAATATTTTATAATATACTTAATATAATATAGAATATGCGAAAAGGCAACTTTTTTACTATAAATATTTTGCAGAGTCATTATACCCCGCATGTTGATTAGTTCGACCTAATCGGACACCTACCTTATGAGCGTGTTGCGCGTCCTTTAAGGTATCGATTAACCTATTTGTTTCCGCGAAGGTTAGCTCGTGATACTTCTCACCAATAAAGATTTTCCCTATTACTGGTGAGGTTGCATCCCCATCTGAGTGCCTCCCCCAATCATGCTCAAATCTAATTGAACCCCATACCTTACCATTACGACCCGGGTTGAACGGCTTGTGCTGGTTATGGATTGTTTTTTTAATCTCCGGTCTAAAGGAGTACTTTTGCTTCCTATTGTAAGCCATTTGAATTTAGCAGTTAAGCTGCAAGCTATTAGTTATAAGTGTTTTAAAATTTAATCATATCACGGAGAGTAGCACACTTCTCATACTCCTCTCGTTCCACGTAGTGCTCTATCATCTTGTTAAGGATAGAACGCTGCTTCTTTCTAACACCAGGTACATGCTCTTCAATACCATCTTTCTGGATGTTTATATATAAGTCATCTATAAGTGAGCTAATTAAGTTTTCTGTTAATTGCTCTAAATCTTCTAACGTTATTTTACGACCGTTAATATACATAAGTGTGATTACTTAGCAGATATGTTACCTACTACCTGATCATCGGAGACAACAGGGGATACAGTGCTGTGCCCCTCTGTACCGTATGTACTACCGTCGTTATAACTATTAGTATGTCCTACCATCTCAAATCTAAGACTAGGTACTATCTTATCATCACAGAGCTCTTGATACAGTTCGTGCATCCTCCAATTCTCTGAATTCTCTAAGTCACGGATAAAATCGTCCTGTACATCGTTTACGTTAAACCCACTTCCGTAGCCAGTAACTGTAACTGCCTTTGAAAGGATATGCATTGTCTCGTTAGCGTTTGACCAATCATGATCACCAAATTCTAAACCTTGTTGATCTTCTTCCAGGTCTTCACTGAAATGTGTCTCTGCTTCATTCCAAGCTCTATCCCACATCTGTGTGATAATAGCTTTCATCTCGAGTGCCACCTCCTCATTGTGGGAGTACATCTCTCTCGAGTGAGGTTTAGTAATTTCGATTCCGTACTGATAAACTGGTGTTTTTTTAGCTCTTGCCATTGTGTGTTAATTATTTAATTGTTATTATTTCTTCCTTCTAAACTTATACTACAATATAAGGACTAATCCTTAAGGAACCAACTTTTGACCCGGGTATTTTATAAATAATTACACATAGGTATTCATCTAAAGACTGTGACTTTTCCGGTTATCTCTGTAGCCGCTCCTGCTTGAGTAGCTTGTATCTTCCAGACATATACTCCATCGGGTACTAACCAATGTCCACTCCGACTCTGACCTTGCCAAAAGTCGTTTACTAGGCTTGTCTCCCACACGATACCTCCCCATCGGTTATAGATTTGTAAGTTCCATGTTAACCAACATGCTGAGTCCGTCACAGCGTAGAACGTATCGTTTACACCATCGTTGTTAGGCGTAAAGGTATTGGGTATAAATATAGTGTTGTCTATACAATTTACAATGCCACCATCTTCACATGGCTCTCCCGTCTCACAATCAATCCACTCTATCACATACTCTGTAATAGTTATAGTATCGGTAACATATATATAGCTATCAACTAAAACTTCTACAGTATCTGTTATATAAATTGTTTCTGTTATGTATACTGTATCCGTTATATACACTAGCTCTATAACATCTATGTATATAGTATCGTTAGGAAGCTCTATGTATTCGACAATTGTATCGTTAGGGAGTTCTATATATAGAGTATCTGTTACGTAAACAAATACATCTACAATTACCGTGTCGTTAGGGAGCTCTACATATACTGTATCTGTAATATATTCAATAACAGGTACATCTACATACACAGTATCACAAGCAGGTAGAGCACAATTAACAGCAGTGTTATTAGATAGGTCTACGTCAGGGTAGTTCTGCGTTTGGTTAAACCCTGGGTTTACCGCCCAACCACCATCTTCTACAAAAGCAGTTCTAGATAGATTAATCTGCCATACAACTAATTCAGTACATAAAGAGTCATTTGCTAATATCTCTGCCCAACAATCATTTGTACTTAAATTTGAATCATATACATTTGCACTCCAAGTGTCTCCGCTATCTAGTACTTGATTACCATAAAGAGTAAATACTTTGAATGACCAACCCGGGTGAAATGTTGTTTGTGTACATCCCCAATTGTAATCATATCCTGGAGCATGTAATCCCAAAACTATATGACTGACGGTTGTATTGTTATTTACATCTGGACTAGCACTATTCTCACACGTGTTACCTTCAGTTGTAAATTCATTGCATCCACAATTTTCGCTATTAATTGCTTCAATAGTAATGTCGCCTGTTATAGCATCCCAATTACTTATAGCTACATCACACTGTGCTGCCATTGTAGGCGCACATAAGGCTAATAGGTATATTAATTTTCGCATGATGTACCATAACTAGATAGGAATATTAATAGGTCTTCGGTCCCAATCTCTCCATCTCCATTGAAGTCGGTTGGACATGGAACCAACACGGGTTCTAGGCAAGATGCATAGTTAGGATGTTCTGTAAGTAAGGGGTATACAAATCCATCACCATTGAGAGCAAATGCCGTTCCTATTTCTGCACAAAAGATTATAGTATAGCCTCCTGTTGGTAGTCCAAAATAATGCATTGCACTATCGCAATCTTGGTATTCAAAGTTAGTCCATTTATCAGCTCCTACAGAGCTAAAGACATGTTGGTTACATTGAGCTGATGCAGATAGAGTAACCAATACTATCAGGCTTGTTATAAATTTTTTCATTGATAATTGTTTTCTATTGAAGTTATTTTCTTATTTAATATAAAGATAAAATATCATATATCCTAATTTATTCCAAGAATTTTTTTGTTTCTTCTGGGGACGGATATCCTTGGAGTTTTCCGCAGTCAGTACATATATATCGTATAGAAAAACTACTCTTATCTGGAACCTGTTTCATCACTTGTCGTTCATGGCCACAAGTATGCTGGATCTCATCGATTTGTTTCTCGATGACACGCTTTTCAGATAGCAATTTTTCAACTGCTTGATTCTTCGTCGGCATATCGATAAATATATGCATGGTTAATTAAGATTGTAGATTTTCAATGATTTCTTTGGTCTCCGTGCATTTTTCATAGTCTTCAATGCTAACAAAATATGCTAATGACCTCTGCAAATTTGTTACCCAGTCATCTGGGTGACATCCTAGGACCGTATCTTTATTATTAAGAAATGCGATGGTCACATCATCATGATACTCTATTTCATATGCATACTTAATTGCATATAGTGATCTAACGTGTATTGCATGTTCGTGTTTTGACAATTCTTGCTGGAACTCTGATTCATTACTAAAATTTAATAATGGGGGCCGTGCGTCGTCAGGTATTCTAGATGTATGCATTAGTAACTATTTTTCATTCTACCTCCTAACGGATTACCAACTTCTTGGTAGTAGCAGTTGTAACATAGCAATCTTAGATTATCTCTTATATGATTAGTCCGATCACCATCTATCCAATCTAATAGTAATGGGACTGAATAATCATTAACTCGCCTAGTACAATATCCGCATGAATCACATTGCTCTTCTAGTATAGCATCTTTAAGTAATCGTATTTTTAATCTGCTATGTGGATAATTGGGATATTTCCCATCTAGTATATCTAATAATCCATAATGGCCACGCAACCTGGGTTTGGTTGCTCTTGGAATGCCTTTCCCAGCTTTGTTCTTATGTAGTTCAAATAATGTTTTGCCGGTCGCCGAATCTGTATACAGTTTGGAATACTTCCTATAGGCTTCATATGATACTTTCAAGAACCGAGATGCACCGGCGCAGGATTGAGTATTTGCCATTGCATATCGAATCTCAGATTCTGATATGTTCATTGGCGGTCTACCCTCTCCTGGCCTGAATGGCATCTGTTATCCTTTTAAAAGAGATCTATTTCTCGAGTCCTGCTTTTCAGATGCTCTCAACCTAGACTCTTCATATTTCATCTTATCTGTATTAGATAGATTATTATACCAGTCTGTGAGATCAAACCCTGAAATAGTCAATGACTCTTCCCAGATATCCCTAGTTTCTTTTTTAATAGAAAGATCATACTTAGCTAATATAGTCCCTAGGATCGTTGCCGCCTTTGGCTGTACCGAGATATTATTCTTTCCCATCACTCTATACCACTCATCAACGACTTGTGCATGTGATGTGACTTCTAATTCACTTAATTTTTTATTCATAACTTATTCTTTATTTTAAATATTATAGATACACTTCTGCACCATTCTCATCATCTTCAAAGACTGATACATAGCAACATCCAAATTCTTTCATGAGCTCCGATGACAGCATTTCACATGACATAGCACCAAATTCATGGGTCCTCGAATTTGAGTTATAATACGTACGATGTAGGTATTCTAGAATATCCCGTTTGAACATTATAAACTCAACATCTCTATCATCATGGTTGACCCGTTTCTTAGCAGTAATATACCATTTATGCCTATGCATATTTGATAGAAATCCTACTTCCGGAAACACCGATTGGGCATCTGGCCAACAATGTAGTCCTTCGATCTCGAGTTTTGCTATAACATTTGTTGTCATATTAAGCTTCTATGATCCTTTTAGCGACCGGACCTTTAGGGCCATCTTCTGTTTCAAAACTTACCTGCTGTCCTTCTTTTAATGTCTTATACCCCTCAACTTGAATTTCTCCAAAGTGTGCGAAATAATCTGTCTCATTCTCTCCGGCTATGAATCCATAACCTTTTGCTGCGTTAAACCATTTTACTGTTCCTACCATACTACTATCTTTTTGTTTTTGTTATTTTATATAATATATAAACTCTTTCTCATAAATCCTAATCATTTATGGATAAAGTTTGTTATTTCGTTGTTTACTGTATTAAGAATGTCCTCTTATCTGTACGTCTAATCCGGCCTTTATACATTGTGCATATATAAAATATATATCTGGCTGGAATCCGGTGTATATGTCGCAGCTGCCATTTCTGTGGACTGATGTGGCCATTTGTTCTGCCTTTAATATATTACACATTGGTAATATTGATGATAGTATATTAATAACATATTCAAATGAATTAACATCATCATCTAATAGAAAAAGGTACATTCGTTTTCGACGGGGTCTTCTATCCGATTTCCCAAGTGATTTCAATGTCTCCATAAGTTGTTGTGTGTGTCCAATAATTTTCCATAACTAATCCTCGTGTTCTATTTTAATAATACCTTGAGATTCATATTTCTGTATGAATTCTTTTGTAACTCTCGTTCTATCAGCAATGCCATATGCTTGTTCGGCTTCTATGTTATTGCCGTTCCCATCTCTAACATATACCAGATAAATAGTTGGATTGTCCATAACGGCTACTTCTGCTACATCGATTGGTCTGCTAATTATTTTCCAGTCCATCGACGAGTCCTTGTAATGTTGCACATTTTTCATATTCTTCTTTTTCGATAAAATACTTAATCATGGAATTCATTAATTTTATCTTTTTCTTTCGATCGAAAGTTGTTGGCCATACATTGATCTTAGATATGACATCATATACTTCTTCAATCGTTAGATCTAGATAATTTTGCACTACTGTCTCCATTTACTTCTTATTTTATATAAATATAAGAAAAATATCTCACATTAACAAATAATTTTGGTGCTATTTTTTCAACATGTTTTTGACCGCATCTGGCCCTGACCACATTCTACATGACCAATATCCTGCAGATGTTCTATCTTTCTTTTGATCACATTTGTGTCTTGCTTTGAAAGACTTTCTTCGAACTGGGTCTTTTGTTTTAATACTAAGACCTGTATTATCTCCGAATGAAACCTTTTTAACATTCCCCGTCTTTGGATTGTTAACATATACATAGAACTTTCTAGAACCACCTCGTTTAACTTTACCCAATTGTACTTTCTTCCCTTGATATTCTGCTTCTTGCCATAGTACAGGCTGGGCATGTTCCCACATCTCAATACCTAATGATTCATTTACTTTGACACACTTGTCCTTACCATCCTCTGTTCCCGCATATCTATAACCATCCCAGCATGCTTTGCCATCTACGCCCTTTTTCTTTGCTTCATCAAATGGCTTAAAATCAGATGTACCTAATTGATAATGATCTGGGTTATGTCCCCTGGATAGTTTTGAATGGAAATCTATTTCTTTTAGTTTAATCATTTCTTACTTCCGGCAAACTTCTCTAGGCCGGCTATGCCGAAACAACCTAATACTACTAGTGTGAATGAGTCATATATGAATTCATTGATAACTAGATCCGTCCCTATGTAGCCTGTAACTAGGTCAAAGATAGCAAATACTACCATTACTAGAAATGCTATAAACCCTACAACATTCTTCTCGTTCCAATCATTATTATCTCTAAATATATTCCACATTATTTTATCCTTTATCTAAGTGATAATGTTATAGTTTTTCCTTCCTCATCTGCATTTTGTATTATCATAGAGTCGGCAATTGCCTTGTTGATTACTTGGGATAGTTTGATCTTATTCTTGACCATCCACTCATGGTCTGCATCAAAGAAACTATTATCAAATTGAATGTTGTTTATTATAGAACTACCTTCATT